CTAATGGAGCCCATCGGCTACATCCCGCCGGCCGAAGCCGAGGCGAACTACCATCGGCAACTCGCTGGTCAGGCCATATCGGCCTGACTCACACCAACTGGCCTCCACGGAAGCCGGGGCGATTCACAGGTAGTGAACGAAAAGCTGCTGGGGGAGTGTGGACACCACCGTCAAGAAGTCCGCCGGAATAGATTTGGCGAATGGGAAGCCCATTGCCTGGACTGCTGTGAGACTTGCCTCTTCCAAGGTGCCGGCCGTCTTCGCCCGACGCGCGACGATGCACGAAACCTGCTGCTGAGCTTTCAACTGCGCCCGGCCCGCTGCAAGCTCAATGCCTACCCGGTGCAGTATCGCCTTCAAGAGCATGGCTGGGCCATCAGCTTCATGACCGTGAACGGCCTGACCCGATGTACCCTGGAGAAGGCGGATCGCATCATTCGCTCCGACCCACAGCCAGATGAGCCAAAGGCCCTGGTACAAGCTGCCGCGAGGATGTGCTTGACAACTGGGTTCAATATCGTTTTAGAATACGCTAACGCCTGAGCGCCGCGCGACGCAACAACAGGGGCGACCATCCGCACAACGGAGGCCGACCTGTCGGAAAGCTCAGAAGACCGAGCCCTCCCTGTGCGGAGGGTTCGTCGTTTGTGGAGTGCTACGCCAGATGAAAAAGCCCGCAAGGTTCAGTCCATGCGGGCTTTGTCGTTTCTTGGACTTCAGGCTGCAGCCATCTCATGCTCAGCGGCAATAGCCAGGAAGGCGGAGCGGGACATTCCACGAGCCTTTGCGTAGGCGTCAATCCGTGGGACGAGGCTCTCGGGAAGGCTGATGTTCAGCCGGACTGCGCGGTCGCGCACTTTGGCCAGGTCAACGTCAACCATCATCCAGAAGCCACCTTGGTAGTCAGGATCATTGGCCCATGCATCAGGTGATGACGGGGCGGGAATGGGGTCATCGTCACCACCGAAGTGGGCCTCGACAGCTTCCTGTGCAGACTTGGTGATGTCTTGCAGAGCATCGGCTGCAGTGAAGCAGCCAGGGAAGTCGGGGAAGGTGGCGCCGTATGCGCTGCCTTCTTCCTTGTGCACGTAGATCGGATAGAGCATGTTGGACTCCTTTCAAAAGGCCCCGCCTTAGCGGAGCCCTGCTTGCTTGAGGATGCTGCGAACAGTTGGCAGCGGCAGGTCTTTCTTCGGGTGGGGTACTGTGACCTTCCCCGGCTTGGTTGGGTGCTTGAACTGGTGGTGCGAACCTACCGTGTGCACCAGCACCCAGCCGTCTGCCTTGATCTGTTTGATGAGTGCTGTGCTGTTCATTTGTGTAATTATACACAATACACACGCATACACAACACATTGCAGGGGTTTTTTTATTCCCAACGCATGCCGGCAAGCCAGCGCCGGTTCGCGCCCGAGTGGTTTGAAGGCGTGGTTATCTCCTGCCCTGAGCTGTCGGGGTCAAGGCCGGCTAAACAGAGAGTGGCATGCCCCTCCCGCATGGGAGTCCGAAGGGGCAAAGAACACAAGGGGTTGAAGATGGGAGCGCGTCCTCGCATTGCTGCAGCTGCCCAGCGCATCACCATGGCCCAGGCCACACGGATGCAGCAGGCGCCCCGTATAGGAGCCACGCACCGAGACCGGGGCAGAGCCAGGCAGGAAGCCAGGCTTCGCATCTGGCTCAGGGATGGGCCGAACTGCAAGGGCTGCGGCAAGCTGATTGACATCACCCCTGGCACGCCTGACCCATTCGAGCTTGACCACACGGTCCCACTGTGGAAAGGCGGCAAGGACGCCGACCACAACCGCCAGTGCCTGTGTCCGCCGTGCCATGCCGCCAAGACGGCGCGCGAGGCTGCGGACAGGGCAGGGGGTGGAGCTGGCTGAGATCGACGCTCCACGGCCTGCCTGACGCGGCCAAGGCGCATCGTGAGCAGGCCCCGGAGGAAGAAGGGGAGGGGGTGGGCAAAAGGCTGGGAGGCTTTCCCCTGGATACCGCCAGGTTCCTCACGGACAGAATTTTTCTCCCATTCATAAGGAATTCAAATGGCCGGAGTCAAAGGACGGAGCGGCGGCGCCCGTCCGGGGGCCGGCCGTCCGAAAAAAGAGCCCGTGGTGCTCACGCTGAGCGCGGTCTACGACGAGCCGGAGAGGTTCCTGAAGGCCGTCATGAACGACAGCGGAGCTGAGGCGAAGCTGCGCGTCGATGCGGCGAAAGCCCTGCTGTCCGCTCAGGTGCGCCGTCTCGAGAACGGTGGGAAGAAGGAAGCCAAGGCTGCCGCCGCCAAGACGGCGGGCGCTGGAAAGTTCGCTTCGGCAGCACCGCCCAAGCTGGTTGCAGCTGGTGGTAGGACAGTCTGATGCCGGAGTGGTCTACAGCGTGCCCAGACTGGGCGGATAGGCTGCGCTCGGGTCGGTCGATCATTCCCGCACCGATCTTCCCGGAGGAAGCCGAGGCAGGCCTGGCCGTGATGCGCGAACTGCGCATTGTGGATGCCCCAGGCAGCCCGAGGATTGGCGATGCGAGCGGGCAGTGGGTCTTCGACCTGGCCGCTTCGATCTTCGGAGCATACGACGCGGAGAGTGGGCGGCGGCTCATCACCGAGTGGTTCGTGATGCTGCCCAAAAAGAACTTCAAGTCGGGCCTGGCAGCGTCGATCATGCTGACGATGCTGGTCCGCAACTGGCGCAGGTCGGCGGAATTCACCATCCTGGCACCCACCCTGGAGGTGGCGAACAACAGCTTCGGTCCGGCCAAGGACATGGTGCTGTACGAGGAAGATGGCGAGGACGGGGAGGGCTACAGCGAGCTCGCGGACCTAGTGCATGTGCAGACGCACATCAAGACCCTGACGCACCGAGAAATGAACTCGACGCTGAAGGTGATCGCGGCAGACGCGAACACCGCGGCGGGCAAGAAGTCGGTCGGGATCTTGATCGAGGAGCTGTGGCTCTTCGGCAAGCAGGCGAACGCCAAGGACATGCTGCGAGAGGCCACGGGTGGCCTCGCATCGCGCCCCGAAGGCTTCACCATCTACATCACCACGCAGAGCGACGAGCCGCCTGAAGGGGTGTTCAAGGAGAAGCTGCAGTACGCCCGCGACGTGCGCGACGGCAAGATCCTCGACCCGCAGTTTCTGCCGATCCTCTTCGAGCATCCGCCAGAGATGGTCAAGAGCGGCGAGGCCAAGCAGTTGCAGAACCTGCCGATGGTGAACCCGAATCTCGGGTACTCGGTGGACCGGGCCTATCTGGAGCGTGAGTACAGGAAGGCCGAGGCAGAGGGCGAAGCCTCACTGAAAGGCTTCCTGGCCAAGTACGGCAACGTCGAAGTAGGCCTGAACCTGCGTTCCGACCGCTGGGCTGGTGCTGACTTCTGGGAGACTGCGGCCATCCCGGTGTTCAGCCTGGAAGAACTGCTGGCGCGCAGCGAGGTCGTGGACGTTGGAATCGACGGCGGCGGCCTGGACGACTTGCTCGGGCTGTCAGCGGTTGGCCGTGAGATCGACACTGGCCGCTGGCTCTCATGGGGCCGGGGCTGGATACACCCCATCGCGCTTGAGCGGCGCAAGTCCGAGGCATCCAAGTACATGGACTTCATCAAGGCCGGCGACCTGGTGCTGGTTGACCGCGTCGGCCAGGACGTCGAAGAAGTGGTGGAAATCGTGGGCCAGATTGTGGATTCCGGGCTACTCGACAAAGTAGGCGTTGACCGCCTGGGCCTTGGCGCAATCTACGACGCGCTGGTGGGAACGGACGATGAGCCCGGCCCGGTAACGCCTGACCAGGTGGTGGGCATCCCGCAGGGCTACCAGCTCAACGGGGCGATCAAGACGGCCGAGCGCCACGTCGCCGCCAAGAAGCTGGTGCATGGCGGCAGCGCCCTCATGGCCTGGTGCGTGGGCAACGCCAAGACCGTGATGCAGGGCAATGCCGTGACCATCACCAAGCAGGCCAGCGGCGTCGGCAAGATCGACCTGCTGATGGCCCTTTTCGATGCCGTGTACCTCATGGCGCTGAACCCGGAGGCGAAGGCTGGCCCGGCGATTTACTCACTGGAGCTGGCATGACACAGACCTTCAACATGGCCGCGCAGGCGCACGGCAGCCGCGTGCTCAGCAACTGGATTGCGGGCCGCGATGGCGCTGCAGAGCGCGCCGGCCTGCTGGCGCTGGGCGAGAACGAGGTCACCAGCGGCGGGACATCGATGGGTGAGCTGGCAAACCTGCTGGGCGCATCGAGCCGCTCTGCAGCTGGCGTGAACGTGACCCGCGAGACCGCCATGCGCGTCTCCGTCGTCTACGCTGCAGTAGCCTTGGTGGCAGGGGCTATTGCATCGCTGCCGCTGGCGATCTATGAGCGCCAGAGCCGCGAGAAGGTGGATCACGAGTACTGGTATCTGCTCAACGAGAATGCAGGAGGGGCCTGGACCGCTTTCACATTCTGGGAGTACATGGTCAGTTCCAAACTCTTCGAGGGTGACGGATTCGCCGAACTGGTGCGCTCCAGCGTGCGCAGCTCCAGGATCATCGCGCTCAAGCCGCACCACCCGCTGAGCGTGGACCCGTTCAAGAAAGGCGACAAGCTGCTGTACCGGGTCAACCCCTCGGACGGCGGGCCCGCGTACACGCTGGACAGCGCCGACATGCTGCAATTCCCCAGCCTGGGATTCGACGGCCTGCGCAGTCCCAGCCCGATCCTCAAGGCGGGCCGGGACGTGATCGGTGCCGCCATCGCAGCACAAGACTACAGCAGCCGCTTCTTCGCCGGGGGCGCGAACATCGACTATGCGCTCAAGGCGCCTGGCAGGCTCTCCGACAAGCAACTGGGCGACCTGAAAGCATCGCTACTAGCCCGCGCCATGAACGGTGGCCGGGGCCCGCTGATCCTCTCGGGCGGCCTGGAGCCGGCGCAACTGTCCATCAACAGCAAGGACGCCGAGATCCTGGCCACGCGCCTGTTCAACGTGGAGGAGATCTCGCGCATCCTGGGCGTGCCGCCGCACATGATCGGCCACACGGACAAGCAGACCAGTTTCGGCACGGGCATCGAACAGCAGGGCATCGGCTTCGTGCGCTATGCCCTGCAGCGGCAGCTCTCGCCGATCCAGCAGGAACTCAACCGCAAGTTCTGGCCGGTGCACGAGCGCCTGTTCCTGGAGCATGTGGTCGAGGCCCTGGAGCGTGCCGACCTGAAAACCCGCTACGAGGCTTACCGGATTGCCATGGGCCGTGCCGGCGAAATGCCCTGGATGGACGCCAACGAGGTGCGGCGCCGCGAGAACCTACCTCAAAACCCGAACCTGCTGCGCAATCCCGGCAAAGACGAGGGGAAGGGAAACGATGAAAAACCGACTCAATAAGCTGTACGCAGACAACCGCCGCGCCAGTGCCCGCAAGTTCGAGGTCGTGGCCAAGGCCGCGGACCGCGAGGCCGAGGTCTACCTCTACGACCACATCGTCTCCAGCGAGCTGGAAGCCGAATGGTGGGGCGGCATCGCCCCGGGCCCGTTCGTGAAGGCCATCCGCGACCTGGACGTGGACACCATCCACCTGCGCATCAACAGCCCGGGCGGCTCGGTGTTCGCGGCCCGCGCCATGGAGCAGGCCCTGCGCGAGCATGGCGCCAAGGTGATCGTGCACATCGACGGCATCGCCGCCAGCGCGGCCACATTCATCGCCATGGCCGGCGAGGAAGTGATCATGGCCAAGGGCGCCATGTTCATGATCCACAAGGCCTGGACCGGCATGTGGGGCAACGCCAACGACCTACGCAAGGAGGCAGAACTCCTGGACAAGATCGACGGCACCCTGGCAGAGACCTACGCGGCCAAGACTGGCAAGGAGCTGGAGCAGATCGCCGACTGGATGGCCGAAGAAACGTGGTTCACGGCCGACGAGGCCCTGGAGCACGGCTTCGCCACCTCCATCGCGGCGAGCGACGCCAAAGCGCGCGCAAGCGCCAGGGCCAACGCCAAGGCTTGGAACCTCTCGGCCTACGCCAA